CAAGAAGCTAGAAAGGTTGTTAAAGAAGTTTTACAGAGAGGTGTTAGTGAAGGTTATTTAAAAGGTCTTGACGAAACTGCTGCAAGACAAGGAGTACCTAAAGAAGTCTATTATGCTAAAGTTTCAAAGTTAGCTCAACAAGTTTATGAAGGAAGGAATACTTCTGATTTTACTCCTGACGAATTTTGGGCACAGGTTAATAAAGAAAGTGTTAAACGTACAGGTAGTGTAGAATATGAGTTTGTAGCTGCTGAAATGGCTCCTATTATAGATACTATTAATGGAACTCTTATGAAAGAAATAAGAGATATTGGTATTGGTGGTAGAGAGATGCAGGACATATTTGACCTAAGAAGTGTAGATGGACCAGCACAACAATTAATTGAAAAGCTTATAGCTGGTTTAAGAATCAGAGCTATTCAAAAAGCTGAGATATCACAACAATTTAGAGAACTTGGAGATCGTGCTACTAGAGACCAGATTGATGAAATCGTAGATCAAAACGTACAGCAAAGTATTGATGCTTTTAGATTAGCTATGAAAATAGCTCCTGAAGAAGGTGGAGATGAATTATTTAAAACTATCTTTGAAGGAATCTCTATGTCAAAAGGAATACATACCTTAGATGACTTTGATGCTTTTATGAAGTACAAACTTAAAGGTGGTGTATGGAAAGGAGGAAAGAAAGAAACTGGTATTCTTATTAGAGAATTAGGTTCTGTCTTTACTCATAGTGTTTTATCTGGACCTAAAACATCAATGCGAGCAATTATGGGTACAGCCTCCGCAACATTTGCACGTCCAATGGCTATGGCACTTGGAGGTCTAATGAAAGGTGACGTTGTAACTATGCGAGCTGGATTAGCAAACTTAAACGCTATGCGTGAAGCTATACCAGAATCTTTTGAATTATTTAAATCTAGACTTAACTCTTATTGGAGTGGTGATATTTCTACTATGAAAACTAGATTTATAGAGAAAACTAAAGCAGACGATCAGTGGGCAATGTATGGTCACTGGGTTGAAAATTCTGGCGGTGCAAGTTTAATGGATAAACTTGTTTACAGAATGGCTAATATGGCTAGATGGGCAAACAACACTAATATGTTTACCTACTCTACTAAAATTATGGCATCTACTGATGACGCGTTTGGATTAATAATTGGTAGAGCTAGAGCTAGAGAAAAAGCTTTTTTAGAAGCAACTGAACAAATGGGTGAAGGAGGATTTAAAAACTTTGACGCTGCATTTTTTAGAGATGTTGAAGATAAATTCAATGCAAAGATATTTGATAACGATGGAAACTTAACTGATGAAGCAGCAGCTTATACAAAAAGAGAAGCTACTTTAACTCAGGACTTATCTGGCTTTGCTAAGAATTTAGAAGGTACTTTTAATGATGCACCATGGGCAAGACCATTTTTCTTGTTTGCAAGAACTGGTATTAACGGTTTAACTTTAACTGCTAAACATACTCCCGGATTTAATTTTTTGGTTAAAGAATGGAACGACATAGCATTTACTAAACCTTCTGCTAACTTAGAACACTTAAATAAATATGGTATTAATAATCCTAGAGACTTGATGACTGCAAAAGCTGTTCAACAAGGAAGACTTGCTATGGGTTCTGCTGCAATATTTATGGCTGGACAATCTTTCTTAGCTGGAAACTTACATGGTAATGGACCAACAGATAGAAAGAAAAGACAAGCATGGTTAGATGCTGGTTGGAAACCAAGAACTGTAAAAATAGCTGGTCAATGGGTTAGCTATGATGCTTTTGAACCTTACAACCAAATACTTGCTTTAGTAGGAGATATAGGAGATCACCAAGAACTAATGGGTGAAGAATGGGCAGAAGATAGATTTCTAAAATTATCTATGGCTTTAGCTTCAACAGTTACAAGTAAATCATATTTAGCAGGATTACAATCTTTTGTTGATTTATTTTCTGGTGCGCCCGGACAACAAAATAGAATACTTGCTTCTTTGATGAATAACACTATTCCTCTTTCTAGTCTTAGAAATGAAATAGGTAAAGTTCTTAATCCACATACAAAAGAATTAGGTTCTGATATTCTAAGTTCTATTAGAAATAGAAATTTATCTACTGAATTTTTAGCAGGAGAAGATGAACTTCCTACTAAATTTGATATCTTAACAGGTGAGCCTATAAAAGATTGGAACTTTATGACACGTATGTTTAATGCTATATCACCAGTTCAATTTAATTTAGATTATTCACCGGGTAGAGAATTTATCTTTAATAGTGGATATGATTTAAGAACTTTAGGATATAGTGCTCCTGATGGAACAGATTTAAGTGATGCACCGGGAGTCAGGTCAAAATTTCAAAAAGCTATGGGAGACCAAAATCTTCTTAAGAAATTTGAAAAGTTAGCAGCCGACCCAAGAATGCAATTATCTTTAGCAAAAATGAATGAGGCACGTAAAAACGGTGAGTATGATCTAGACCCTAGTTTATTTCCTCATGTTAAAAGAATAGAACAAATATTTAAACAAGCTAAAAAAATAGCTTGGGCAAAGATAAGTCAAGACGAAGATGTCATGGCACTTATTGCTAAAGAAAAGGAATATACAAAAAGAAAATATAATGCCTCGCAAGGTACTATCAATGACATGATAAACATGCGAAAATAACAAACACAAGGTGGAGACCCAATGGCGGTACAAACAACTGAAGAATACAAAGATGGCGGTGCCACCTCATACGCCACTACAATCGAATATTTACAACCAAGCGACATTAAGTTAACAGTTAATGGCGCACCATACGAATACATAGCTAATGCTTTAGCTTTAGCTGCCGGTCAATACTCAGTTAGCGGAACAACCGTAAGTACTGGACCCAACGTGCCTGCTGGAACAGGTAACGTACGTATTTATAGAGAAACAAATGTTAATACTGCTGCTGCCGTATTTGCTGCTGGTTCATCTATAAGAGCAGCCGACTTAAATGCCATACATGATATGGGTAGGTTTGCTGCTGTTGAGCATAGAAATAAAATAATTACAGCAGACATTAAAGATGGACAAGTTACAGACTTTATGTTTGATATATGGCGACAAACAGCAGATAGAACAGGTAGTGCTACAGACTATGAATTGACATCTAATTGGGAAAGAGTTGATGATGCAACTATTGGCTTTATTGGAACAGGTATGTCAGAAAGTTCAGGCATTTTTACATTTCCACAAACAGGTATTTATAAAATAACATTTTCATTA